AACCTTCGGTATTACGACCTCCAAAATATATTCCATGATTATAACTTTCAGTAGCTTCATCTTGATTATTCCAAGAAGTGCTGTTGTTATTAATCATTCTTGCATCTGTATTTATCCACAGTCTAAGTTTTCTTTCTCCTGCATCAAATTGAGTACCTGTATACGATATTACCCAATTATACCATCTACCTATTTCCATTGGATTGTTGACTCCAGTAACATCATTACCACCAATACCTATCCCAATATTATTAGCACCTTGACCTGATAATCCAAAATGAAATCTTGCTACAGGACTACTAGCTCTAGTGCCTAATATAACTGATTTTTGATTCATTTCTTCATCTGGTCTAACCCAAAATGAAACAGTAAATCCATTCCAAAGTGAATAAGTATCAGGATTAAAGGTAGTTGATACAAATGTTTCTGTAGCTCCACTTCTATCACCTGAAAATGATAGTGCATAATTTTTATCAGTAATAGGTACATCTCCACCATATCTTTTTCTTCTTCTATTTATATAAGATACATTTCTATCTATCAAAGTAATAGTATCTTCAAATACTCTTTTAGCTAAACTTTCATTTATTTGAAGCAAATATTTATTTTCTGGTATTTTTAACCACTCACCCCAATTTAATTTTGTATTACCTTGTTTTTCTCTCGAAACAGATATCAATAAAGGAATTAACTTTGTACTATCTACAAATTCCATTTGTTTAAGTTTATCTTCATATATTTTTTGTGATGCTGACTGGACTTTTTCTTCCATCCATTTAGATTTATTCAAATTATCTAAAAGAGAAGCTTTCTCTTTTTCTAATGATAAAACCTCAGTAGCCAATTCAGTAGTCTGTGTTTCCAAATTTTTAATAATTCTATCCTTTTCTTCTAACTCCTCTTGATGTTGGATTTTTATGTCTTTAAAATCTCCTCCACCATTATTAAACTTAACACTAAGTCTCTCTTGGATTTGTTCTCTGTTATCTGATTTTTTTATAACTCCAGAGTGTCCGAATTTTTCTTTTAATAATTCTAAACTCATTATCTTGGTCTTTCCTCTATATTAATTGATGATAACCTACTACGATGTGCTGTAGCTTTAATAGCGTGACTAAAGTTTGGATGACCACCAATAAGTTGTGGTTCAGTCACTCCATTTATTTCCCAATACCAATCATTCCAATCACATACATCACCAGCTTCAGGAAAAAAGTTTAGTGAACCACTAGCTAAATTATTTCTCTGAAACATCAAGTCAATCGTAGAGTTCGTATCTGGTCCTGCTTCTTGAAATTGTTCTACTTCAGGAGCATTATATCTTATTAAACAATTTACCCTAAACCCTACATTAAAATACTTTGTGGAACTTTCTCCATATATGTTTGATGGTGTATGTTCAGTTGCTACTTTATAGATGTCAACGGACTGACCGACTATTTCGTCAATCAGTTCTTCGTTCATATGGTCAACTAAGTTTATTTCCTTTTGGGAAATAAAAAATGGTCGTGTAGCAGACATCTATTTACCCTATGTATATGTTCAACGGAGCTTTAGCCAATACTTCTCTCTGAGCATTTGACTCTTCTGCTTCCGCTTTTAATTTTTCTGTCAAAGATACTGACTCTAAGAACTCTTTTAATTCTTCTAGTAATTGTGTTTTTTCTTCTCTACCCTCAGTTTTTAAAGCTTCACCATCCAATGTCACCTCACCATCAGGAATTGGCATAGAACTATACTTGCTTCTGATAATACCGAGTAACTCTTTAGCAAGAGCATATGTATACTTTCTAATCCATTGACGACCAGGTTGGTTAATTGAACTGTAAGTAATAAATTTATATGGTACATTAGAAGGATCAGATACACCACCTTGTAGAGAAGCACTTGGATGATTTGTATTCCTAATATCATCTTTAACATAATACTCAAAATATATTTTGTCACCCGCATCTCCATCTAAAGGTCTTGGGAAAATTCTTAAATTATTATTATGTATTTCAAAAGAGTAAGCACTCTTTCTTACCAAATCCGATGTTTCAATAGCATTTGCTCTAGCTAAATCATAAGATATTGGTTTTAGTATAAATGATATTGCTGGAGAAACATTACCAAATCCAAAAGCATCAAGTAATTGTCTTTGGTCAAATGTACCCGCATAAGGATCGTAGAACCTTGATACAGCTGCAGGTTGGTGATTAAATACTCTATGAACTTCTATTCTCTTTCCACTTTCACTTACATTAGCCCAAACATCCTGTAAATCATAATCTTGTTTTGAGCCTGTCAACACTATATGTCCTTTTTTCAAATCATAATTTTCACTCAATCCAACAGCTTGTCCATATTTATCAGAAAGTGTTATAGAAGGACCAAGAGATGGTGTGACAGGATTTGATGAACCTGTGCTTAGAGAACCAGATATTCTACTTTTTTCTCCGTATTGTTCCCACATCCAATTCTTAATATTGTAGTTGTTAATATGTTGTGAGTATTCGTTTACCGATTCTTCAAAACAAGCATAGATAGAACCACTTGGTATTTCTAATTGTAATACAGGAAAACCAAGTCTTTTAGCACACCACTTAGTTACTGAGACAATATCAGTTTGAAAAGTCGAGTCGGCATCGTATGTTCCATATGGTGTTTGTCCAGCTACAAGAGTAGAGCCTGACGGATCTGTATAGGCATAATCTAATTTTGGCATAATATAATTCTCCTACCTATAAATATAACTTTTTTAAAAACAAAAGGGGGAAACTAAGTCCCCCCTTTTATTATGTATCAAGTTAATGATTAGATTTACACTAAGTCAAGTGACTTACAATGAATCAAACCATAGAACTCTGGACGAATCATCTTCTTAGCGTATCTCGTCATCACACCTTTTCTTGGTGTAAAATCACTAGGATCGTATACCAATGGAGTTGTAATTAACGGTACATAAGGACTATATACAGCACCAGTTTCTAAGAAGTTACTTCCTCTGAATCCAACAAGGATGGAGTTCTCAGTCATATAAGGATTCTTATAGACTGTGTAACGACCAGCAGCTTGACCTATCTTAGAGATACCCATGCTGAATTGGTCATTTCCACCATCACCTGGCTGACTTACATATCCAGGTAGTGATTCAAGAATAGTAGCGACCTTTGGAGCAACAACTACAAAGTTAGCACCACCACGAAGTGTCAAACGATGAATTTCGTTTGATACTTTTTGAATCTTGGATACAAGAGTTTGATACCATTCGAAACGAGTTCCATAGAATACATTCGTATCGAAAGAAGTTGTACCAGAATTGTAATCCTCACCAGCTTTTGCTGACCAGTATTCTTCTGTTACAGCATCTGAAATCAACATATCAAGGATTTCCAAATCAATTTCCATTGAGATGTAATCACTTAACATAGAAGTTAATTCAGCTTCTGCATCAACAGAGTGATAAGCGTTTAAGTCTTGAGCAAGCTCAGGTGACCAAACAGCTTTCAACTTACGAGTCTTAGCAACGATTGGTAAAGACCTCATTTCAAGGTTAACTTCAGGTATGCTTAGACTATCAGAAGTAGCATCACCAGTTCTGTCTTCAAAATCACCTCTGTTACCAGCAGAATTTTCTACAATGTAGTCAACTGTTAGTGAACCGGATGAATTAGTTAGAAGAACATCTGCAATTACTTCAATATTAGCACCATTTTCTTTGGTGTATTGAGGTAATACAGAACCAGAAGTGTTGTTTAGTGTGATATCGAATGCCCTAAGAGCTTTCAAATCAGGATTTGTAAGTGAGGACTTAGCAAAAGTAATTTTAAAAAGACCATTGGATATTGAAGCAGAATCTTCACTATTAAAGTCAATGTCTTTAAAACTAGCAGCACTTGGAGTGCCAACTACAGAAACAGAAGTTTCTGAACTTAAGTTAGTTGAATATCCATACTTACCAGCTCCGTAAAGACCATCTGAATCTGTTCCAAAAGGACTAGATGAACCAGAAGGTGAATTAGGACCTGTTTTGCCGTGGATGTCACCACCCGCAGTAAATTTACCTTCTGTTTTTCCATACTTGAAATCAAGATAGAATACTAGACCAGAAGGAAGGTTCATTGGTTGAACAGAAACAAGTTCCTGTGCAACAATGTTACCAAAAACTCTTCTTACAAGTGGAAGAGCAACTCCAGACCATTCTTCGTCTCCAATACCACCACCGGCGTTAGGCGAAGTTTTAGAATTTTCAGATATCAACTGACGAGCCTGGTTTTCTAGCAATACAGCCATACCAGATTTCTGCCAATCATTTTCCATTCCTTCTAAAAGTCCAGATTTGTCCCACTTTGCAACGAGTTTAGCGCTCTCTTCTTTTTGCTTCTTTATAGGTGAAGCATCAAGTAGAGATTCATTTATATATTCGCTCATTTTATCGTTCTCCAATTAAAGCGGTTTAAGATTTAAGACCAGCAAGCTTTCTGAAACGATCTGCTACTTGACTTTCCTCAGTAATGATTTTAGTCTTTGGTGCAGTTCCACCAGATTTCTTACTAGCATATGATTCCTTAACAACTTCTTTTCTCTCACCACCATTGTCTTTATAAGACTCAGCTAGTGTAGAATAGACCAACTTAATTTCACGAGTTGTTTGAGCTCTATCAAAAGTTTCAACAATTTTCAACTTTTGGTCGTTACTCAATACATACTCTTTGAAAAGTTTATTGGTATATAAAAGTTTAGCATTAAGGATGTTAACTTCGTGAAGCTTATCTCTTAGGAAAGTGACAGCTTCTTTATACTCATTAAGCTCGCCTTGTAGCTTTTCAACTTGTTCGTGAGTTTTACCTTTACCAGGATCTTCTTCATCTGCAGCGGAAGGTTGTTTTACACCAGTACCTTTACCGATACCAGATGAGGTTGACTGTTCTTCAAGGTCTTCTTCGTCTTCTTCGTTGACTACTTCTTCTTCATTCACGGACTCATCTTTTTTCTCATCATCTTCATCGTCTTCATGAGCACCTTCTTGAACAGACTCTTCTTCTTCACCAGGTTCAGATTCATTTAACTCTTCTTCAAGCTCTTTGATTACTGCTTCAAGGTCTAACTCTTCAGACTCATCCATATCTTCGTCATCGTCATCTTCTCTACGAGGATCGTCTTCGTCATGCATACCTTCTTCAACATCTTGAATTGGAGCATACTTCACACCATCAATTTCAACGATTTCAGATTCATCGACTTCTTCTTCATCATCGTCATCTTCCCTACGAGGTTTGTCGTGCATACCTTCATCTGGATCTTCATCATCATCGTCATCTCTTCTTGGCTTCATACCCATTTCATCAACATCTTCTTCTTCTTCGTCTTCATGTTCCCCTTCAAAAACATCTTCGTCTTCTTCAAGGTCTTCTTCAGCAAGTTTAGCAGAAAGCATTGATTTTAGATGTGGAGTGAATGCTTCTTCAAGAGCCATTTTGGCATTTTGTAGAGCAGTTTCACGAACAGCTTTAGCATCAGCGATAGCTTCTTTTAATAAATCAGACATTATATGTCTCCCATACTATTTGTATTGGAATAAAGTTATTCTGGAACTTTAATTAAGGATTAATTTTATTAGACTCTGTACACACACAGAGTATTGAGGTTACATATAAGTATATAAAAAAAAAGAAAACCTAGTCGTCTAATCGAAGTGATTTTATTTTAATAAGTCGTTGTTTTCTTTGTTTTCTTCTTGCAGCAGATGGTTTTTCGTAGAACTCTCTTTCTCTTAGTTCTTTTAACATATTAGAATTTTTTACTTTTCTTTTGAATTCTGATATAGCTCTTTCATAACTTTTATTTGTCGCATCAACATAAAGTAAAGTTGATTGTTTTTTCTTTTTTCTTTTCTTTTGAAACATGTTAAAACCTTTTTGTTTTGTTTTTATCATAAAACTAAATCTTTTAATTTAGGTAAACTTTCTTTCATTTGTTTATCAAAATCTTTTTGAAGTTCGTTATGTCTTTTGTCTGTGGCAATATTAATATCAGTAACATCACTTGTGTTTATTTCATTATCATTCACATCAATAGTGTCTGGATCAAGTGGTTCTAAGTCTATCAAATCGTAACCTGTTGTCTTTTTTATTATTTTTGCCAGTCTTGATTTGTAAGAGGCATACTTTTCCGTTGGGACATATCCTGTATATCCTTTTGTACCAGGAGAACCATTCGTTGTTGTATTCTCATTAATCTTCGTCATCTTCTTCTATTAATTGTGCCTCAGATAAACACCCACGAGCAACTGCGGTGTGAGCATCTTCTATGTGTATAATTTCCGAAATAGGAATGGGAAATTCATTTTGGTCAAACTGTTCATTGAAAACATCCAAAAATCCTTTTACTAATGATGTCCCACCACCTATTACGATAGGAACTGCATTTGGAAAGTTGGGAACATTTTCAACACCTTCAAACTGAACTTTTAGGTTCGTTAATAAATAGTTAACAAGAGCACCATAATAGGAACGAATTGCAATTAAAACATTAGCTTCGTCTGTATCTTCATCATAAATGTTTTGATAATTAGCAGCAGAGAGGTCAAGTGTATCTGAACTTTCTTTTATGTTTGTTACTTTAGCTTTTGATACACCTGTATCTACGGATACATTCTCATCTACCCAATCACCACCACGACTTACACTAAAAGATAGGGCAGTCATTCCTTGATACATAACGGCAATGTTACACATTCCAGCTCCCATTGAAATGGCTACACCTGTTAGTTGAGTATCAACTAAACCCTCATAACCAATGGCAACTGCCTCTTCTATCTTTTTTACGGAATATCCGTATTGTTCTATTATCGTTCTCAATACATCTTCGTGATATGAAACTTCTCGTTGAACATCAATGGGTTTTGATGGAACACAGTAAACACAAGTTTCATTGTCTTTTGCTTTACCAATCAACTCACCTATTATGGCGTTTAGAACAGGTAGGGCATCTTTCTCAGTTGGATTCAACAAACCACTTTTCATTGGTCGTTTGAGTTCTGCTGTTGAGAATATTTGAGCATAGTTAAAGGCATGTTGTCCAACGATATGTATTTTACCAGCCTTTTCTACGAAAGGAATCCCTTGTCTTTTTAACATTCTTTTTACTTGCCCTACCTCACCATCAACAGTTAAGAAAGCATTTCTTTGTTTCTTTATTGTGTCTTCTGTGGCAGCAATATAAAATGATGTTCCACAATCTAATCCTTTAGCCATGTTAACCTCTTCTAAGTTGTTTAAGTTTTTCTTTCTGTGTTGACACTTTACCCTTAATCACCTCATCTGATTTCACAGATGATACTTTAGCTTTCTGTAATGATATGTTCTTTTTCATTTCAACATCAATGTGACTAGGTTTTGATTTTGGTGTCTCCACCTCAGCTGCTGGTGTGTTTGAAACAACAGTTGATACAATTTTTTTCCCACTTGGTTTGTAAAATAACTTTAATAATATTCCTATGATAAAACCGATTTGCCATAAAAAAAGTGAATAAAATACAAATTGTTCAGCCACTTACTTTTACTTTTTCTGTAATTTTTTCTTTTTATCTCTAAGTGCGTTATTCAGACCTACTAATCTAGCAACATCGTTAGTTGGCACTGGTCTTTTTTGTTTTAATTTATTTATTTTTTCTACATTTTTTGATATTCTATCATCGATACTTTTAGTATCAACTTCTTCTTTTTTGATATTTTTAGAAATAGCATCTCTTCT